GCAGATCTAGCATGTGCGTCAGGATGGTGTAGATGTCAGGACAGATAATCAGCAACTGGCCACCCACACGCAGGACTCGTCGGACCTCTCTCAATGTACGAACTACATCTTCGGGCCGGATGTGCTCCAACACATGGCACATCATCACCTGCTGAACATCGCCATCCGGAAACGGAAGGTAGGTAATATCTCCGTCGGCATAGCCCAGGGCGCGCTCAAGAGGCCGCTGCTCTAAAAGAACATGGTGATCATCAAGGCCATCAGGAAACACTGATATATCAATATCTCCGTTTACCCAACCGGATGGCTGATGAGAACCGCAGCCGAAATTTAGTTTTGTTCCCTGGACGGGGTTGTCCATATCTCTATTTGACGCGATAGCCAGGGTCGTCAGTAATCGAGTTGTAGAGCATCGCATGCCGTCCCCACGCCTCTGGAAGTAAGACGGTTGCGAATTCCTCCATCTCCGAAACTTCCCTTGGATACTGGCGTGCCTTACTGGAGCCCCAGAACTTCAGATAAGACCATCGCTCCCCGCTGACCACCGGGCTCACGCCATGCGCCCCAACGAAGTTGGAGGGATACATCACTGCCGTCCCGACAACCGGCTCAAGTGTGAGGCCGGCATGGGGCATGTTCAATTCCCCGCCCTCGACGGGGGCGCGCAACACCATCGACGAAGAAATCACGTTGTGCATCGCGTCCTGCTCCACCCTGGTAGTGCGTCCGTCGGTCACGGAATAATGGATGCCGTTGTCCGAATGGATCCCCAAGTGTTGACCGTCATCGTAGGTGGCAATATGCCCGTCAGATTCCCACCAGATCGACGCCGCTGCTTCCGGGAAAATGGTCAGGTATTGATCCAAACAGGCACGCAACGCATCGTCGAGATTTTTGACAAATGCCACGTCCTCTGGTGAAGTCTTGGAGTGCAGTAAGTAGAGGAACCTCCCTGGCGCCTTCGAATATTCCTCCGCTTTGAACTTGAATCCCCCACGGTTCACAATCGTGCCGTCTGTATCGATGTAGTAGTCGTCCGGTTCGTGTTCCCTGCGACGCTCTAGCCAGTCCCCAAGAAAGTCATCGTCAACATCGAAAGCGTATGGGAACTCGACTACCCCACAGCCGTGGTTAATGGCACTCATTCATCTACGTCGACATCTATGCCGAGTCCACGCAATACCCATGCCTCGACTTCTACACCCTCAGCAACTCTCTCCTGCTGATACTTCAAGTTGGCAGCCATGACCTCGTGCTTGTGGGCCTTTGCCGACGTGTCCAGGGTTGCGCAGTCGAAAATCTCACCACCGATGAGTTCGACAGCCTCATCTGCCCGCTCTCCCGAAAAGAGAATTTTGCGTTCTTCCGTGTATCCCGGGTGCGGGTGGGGTATCGGGTAGGCATCAATGGACGCTTCCACATAGGGATGGTCGTCCAAGATTTGGCGGAGCGTGGCTTCCCGGTTCGTATCAATGTGGTTGCAGTCGATGTACAAACCCGAAAACTCTGTTTCCTGAGTGACGATGTGTGCCATCGTCTCTACGGCACCACCTGTAACTATCGAGAAGATAACGGATGCCTCGGTGGCCATGTTCACGATCGTTGTGACATCCCGCATGCCAATGCTCTCAGCACGCGCTCGCGTTTCATCTGATCGTCCAGACGAAGCCCATAGGACTTCATGGCCGTTGGCCTGCAAGGCCATGCCAAGCGTCGTCCCCATGCTGCCGGGATGGATGATGCCGACTTTAAGAGAATCCATTGGTCATGTACACATTCGTTGCGTATTGGGCTAGTTCCGGGTTGTCGAGAGGGTCAACTACGTCCTCGTGGACCGCTGCGTTTGGCGTCCCCTGACAATACCACCCCAAGTAGGTGTATCGCGTACCTGCCCCCACTGGTAAGACTTGGTGAGCGGCCATGTAGTTGGAAGGAAAGAACAGCATGTCTCCTTTCCTGGGCGTGTATTCGATATCGAGATACTCGAATCGATGATGGCCCTCCGTGAAGTTCGTTCCGTCCAACTCATCTTTCGTGTCAACGGAATCATTGAGGTAGGCCACCACGGACACCGTGTTGCGCGTCGCTAATTGGTCTGATGGGTGTGGCTTGCCGTACTCGTAGTCCGTGCTTACGTCAGAATGCAGCCCGAGATAGGAACCGGGCGGATAGGCGACCAGATGGCTTTTGATTTTCCACCAAATACATTTTTGGGCCATCGGGTATCTGGTCAGGTAATGCTCTAGGCAGGAGTCTCGCGCCGACTCGATCACCCCAAGAGCCTCCTGGACTTCCTGGCTGGTGTTCTGGTGGGTGGCGGAGCCGCGTAACGGCATCTGGTCGAGAGACCCTTCGGTAAAGAAGTAACCGCTTCTGTTTATGTACCCACGCTCTCCGGTTATCGGATCGTCGCCAGGCTCGTACATCTTGCTTCGTTCTTTTTCCAGGGTTTCCTGACAGAAGGAGCGCATCCAATCCCAGTCGAGATCGAACGCATGTTCGTAAAGGATCACTCCTCCACCGAGAGGCTTAACCATTGAACTTGTCCCAATAGACCGGCGCGGCCTGTCGGCCCAACCAGGGGCATGTTGTTGTCAACTTCTCCTCGTCCCACCCACATGACTCTACGAAATCACGTTCGATGTGCTTCTGCCACAGAAGAGACGCCCACGGAGCCTCATCGGGATCGTAGATGCCCACGACTGCAGAGCCAGATTCTCCAACAGGCGCAGACAGGGGTTCGGTAGACCCCTGGCCAAACCACCCCAAGTATGAGATTCGCCTGGACCCTTCTGCCACGGGTGTTATTTCGTGTGCTGCCACATAGTTCGCTGGAAATATAACAACATCACCACGCTCGGGGGGAATCGTTACACCGGCATAAGGGAAGTGCATGTCTCCACCCTCACAGTCAACAACATGCAGTGTAGTTGAAAGCACGTTTCGTGTTGACATTTCCGTGCGACCAATGATCTTGTCCCTGTTCTCCCAAGAATAACCAACGTTGTTATCTTGATGGAGTGCCAGGCCGGCACCCGGTTCATAGATCAGGGAATGGCCCTTGTCGCGCCACCACAAGGAATAGATCAGAAGGGGATACGTCTTCAAGTATTCCAAAACTGATTCATAAATCTTGCGTTCCGTCTCGACCCAGAAGTCAGTGAACTGTTGCGTCCGTGGAAGTGCTGCGGGTGGGTCATTCGGATGAACTCGCACCGGCCACTTGAGGTAGGTGTCATACGGCCAAACCACACCACTGTCTCTGTGAATAACATGATCGTCGAACAATTCATAGGTATGTTCTATTTGGTAGTCACGCATTTCCACAAGTTCGTCGACTGCCCAGTCGGGAATCTCGATCGCCTTGCGATCAACCGCGATTCCATTAGCAAGATGATCCATTAGCGACCCTGTTCGTGTTCGCCCGCATCTATCAATTTCTGCAGGCGATGGATGACTGTCTGAACTAAGCCTAGTCGTTCTTCATTATTCAAATGATCCAGCGATGCGTAAACAACGTCTGTGGCGTGCTGTATTAGAATTTCTGTTGGAGGTGGGCTTTCCCTCGTAAAGCGACGGTCGTGATTGATTCCCAGTCCCACCCAGTCCATGGGCCTGCCTGCGGGCATGTCGATCACTGGCGTTGAGCCAACATCTGGATAGTGCCAATGGTGTCCGGCATGTCTGGGTTGGCGTGGCTGTTCCAGAATGGAATCTACCGCTTCCCGAACACTCTGTTCGCCCTCCGACCCTTCTGCGAGTAGTTCCTGGGCGTAATTGAACCTAGCCGCAATGGTTCCATCACGATCGAAAACAAACGTCTCGTACAGTGCGGGTATCGTCATGGATTTTCGTTCGTATCGACTGCCCCCTTTGAGGTATGAGGCCAGTTCGTGTTCGGGATCGCACTCGTCCCCGGTATCGGGGGTTGTCCAAATGGAATTAATAAGGATCTTTTCCGTAAAGGGAAATGTTACATAGGGATATTCGGATTCAAGAAGTGCTGCGATTTCTTCGTTACTCTTACTGATTGGAGGGATCTGCCTTCCGGACTCATCCCACCGCTGACCAGTCAGAATCGCGACAACGGAAAACCCTCTGTGCCCGAACTCATCGTGAATGACCTGTAGATCCCTGAACTTCGCATGGGCATCCTCCCATCCGACTGGAATAAACAGGACAACCGTTCCCCGGAACTGACCCAGCAGGTTGTCCTCACCGGTAATGGACCTGATGGGGATGTCGTAAATTCCGTCGAGTTCCCTGGCCGTGATGTGACCAGTGTCCCCGGGAACGAAGGAAACTTCAGTCATGGTGTATCTAAAATGGGATGGCCCTCGTGCTTTGGGCCAATGGGTTCATCCTTTTCGTTCTTGCCAGTGCGAATGCTTCCCATCCAGGTCCATGGATTCTCCTGCATGTTCTTCATCTTGGCCTCGCCATAAGCCCGGCGGGACTCCATGAGGGCAGGGCTGTCCCACATATTCTCAACGTCGAACTCAACGGCAGGAAGAAGATCGTCTTTTACTACAGTGAAGAATACGAATGGCATCCCTGCGGGAAACACCACCGGCTTGTCCGCTTTCGTAATCATCCAATTCATATTGACCTCGTCGGGCCACCAACCCGGGATCATCGCAGTCATGGCGGCTGCACCGTCGACGAAGTAATTGGGTGAACCGGAGAGGAGGGTGCTGTATCCCTCGGGAGGATTGATGGCCCACCCAATAGTGAACGACATCACCCCGACGATGCTGGGCATCGCTATTGCGCGTTCGTACTCGTGTCCATCGACATTGTGGGTGATCTTCTCGCCGGTTAGAACCCGGGGGACCGTGTTTCCGCCGTCCCACTGGACAACCACGTCCTGCTGGAGAACGATTTCCCATCCATTTACATTGGCGCTGGTAAGCGGCAGGCACTTGTAGGCGTGCTTGTTGTGGGTGCCGTCCATCCACTCACGCCGGGGACGGGACTGTTTAATCTCCGGCGGGTTTTGGTGCGTGCGGGTGAGGGCTACTTTCATTCACTCGCTGGCATGATCTGACCGGCGGCAGCGGTGGGCACGCTCTGCGCGGCGGCATACGGACCCTGGTGGTCCTGATGGTTTCTGTCGTTGTAGTCGTACATCGTCACTGCTGAGTACTTGGTGCCCTTCGTGACAGCCAGCGAGGCGTGGGCGTATATGAATGTCGAGGGATGAAGAATCACATCGCCGGCCTCGGGCAGGAACTTGATGTCTTGATACGGGAGCATGTACTCGCCGCCCTCGTAGTCATCGTTGAGATAACCAATCGCTGACACCGTGGCGACATAGGAGAACCCGTGGTCCGCATGAACGGCGAAGTGCTGACCCTCCGCGTACCTGACAAAATTGGTTGCTTCCTCATACTCCAACTGGAGGTTGTATAGACCGGAGTAGTGCTGTACGCACTCACGAACTCCCGCTATGACTTCCGCATACACGGCACCCGCGTCTGCAAAATCTGGGTCACAGACCGGCAGGTCGGACTCGCGCAATTTGAAATCAGAGCAATCCCGGTAGTCCGGCATTTCCTGAAGGTCGCCAACCAGGGCCTTTTTCCATGAGAAGTACTCGTGGGTACTCTTGCCGATGCACGCTTCGAGCCGTTCGACAAAGTTCGAGTCGTCGGGCCATACGTTCTTATAGAGCACAATGCCCGATGCGGGATGACCACAGTATCCAGCGATGTCCATATCAATCTGCTCCTACAAATGCATTGGGGTTGTAGTGGTGAATGCCGGTGACAGTATAGAACGAGGGAGTCGTCCACCGGATCCCAGAGACGATGGGCTTCACTCCGTGGAGATAGTTGACATCCCCAGGGTGGGCCACGGCCATTCCCGCCTTGATCTCCAACTCGATGTCATGGTCCGGATAGTAAAACTGTCCGCCCTCGAAGTCGTCGTTCCAGTAGATGATGGAGTTGATGTCGTAGGTGGGGAACGGGTTGGGGGTGCCGTCGTTGAGTTGCTTGTCAGCGTGCGGCTGCTGTTCGTTGCCGGGCAGCCAGCGGACAAGCACGGGGGGGCGATTGGAAACGCTAACCCCGAAGGAGTTCTCAATGGTGTGGGCCATCTTGTTGATGTACTTGTCAACCAACTTAAAAATCCAAGGATTTATCCGTTGGATGATCTCCCCGCTGCACACACGGTCACGCCAGTACGAGTCGTCATAGATGCATTCGCCGGCTTCGTTGTACTCGGTTTCTTTGGAGTTCTCCCATTCCTTGATGTGGGGAAGGAAGGCCTGGAGATGCTCAAGGTCGAGAGGCTCAACAAAATCTTCGATGATGTGAATATGGTTGACAGAGTCACCGAAATAACCGGGCTCCGTCAGGGACGGCTCCATGCCAACACACTATCAGGACGCCAGAAGGGCATCAATGTCCTCGCAGATTTGTTCCAATGACAGGTCAATTCCCTTGCGCTGTACAGGGCTAGGCCAGGGCCCCCAGAAGTGCGGCACTCCGAGTTCAGCGGCCCGTTTGGCGTCTGACTCCTCGAAGGGGCCTTCCTCACCAGCGAAGGCCTCATGCTTGCCCTTGGCCTCATAGTCCAAACCCCGTATCCCACGGGCATCCTTGGGATCCCCATTTGTCGGGGTGTGGTCCCTTCGCCCGTCAGCCTTGTACTTCTCCGGGAACCAGGAAAAAGTGTGTCCTTCGTGGTCCCTTTCCCCCAGGAGAAAGCCGTTGGCGTAACGTCGCACCGGCTTGCCGTTGCGATCAATAAGGAACTTGTCGAAGTTGCCTGTTAGTGAAACAAACCCCTTCTTGGAATAATCGATTTCCTGTGGCTCTTCGGCCCACACGCTTGCTTCCCAGTGATGAGGAACCCCATCTTCCCTGACTTCCGCTTCGCTTTCACCTGTGAGATCTTTCCAGAGGGGGTGTGGATCCTGTTCCCCATGCTCACCCGGACGCCATTCCGGGTCATAGGTGTGCTTGTCATAGCGACCTAGCGTATTTTCAGTGAACTTGTAGGTGGCTCCGTAGTTGTCTACGGCATATTTCTTGGCGATCTCACCCGGAGTCAGACCGATGTAATCCTCGTTACCGGGAAGATTCGCAAAGGCCTCGAGTCCGTTTTCGAATTCCGGGTAGCCGTGACAGGAAAAGTCCTCGCACACTACGGCGATGATGTCGAAATCAGGCTCATCCTCGTACCGCTCATTCAGTTCCTGAAGGATTGCATGTTGTGGAATGTTTCCGCAGCCCGCCGAAACGTTGAAGACCAACGTGACCTTGCCGACCTGCTCAGCGAGCACGTCATCGACCGTCCCGTCGGCAGACGCGAGTTTGTTGTCGTATGCATTAATAGTCACAACTTCCTCCTATGTGAAGTGTGGTGGGAAGTAGGGCGGGAAGAACGGAGGGAAATAGGGCGGGAAGAAGGGCGGG